GGCGTAAGTCTCTACTCTCAACCAACGTCTGAGTTTCAGACGGTGGCGATTTGTACCTTAGTTGGATCTGCTTTGTTAAAGCATAGCATCTGAAAACTGGTTACCTATTGTCACTGGCCCCGACGTAATTCGGGTATCCAATGTACGACCACTACTCTTTAGGACGTAGTAGGCTTCAGTGTTCGCAGCGCAGGCGGAGATGGTTAGGCTAGCACCCTACATACTTCGTCGAAGGGAATGTCCTATCGACATAGAGTCAGAAACTGGATACCGGAGGCATCATACAGGTTCTTCCTCAGATGGAATAATAGTATGTATAAGTGAAAGTAAGATTTCTTAATAAAATTACTCTTTTATTATTAAGTTTAATGTAATAGTTTTTGTTTTGTAGAAGTGATGCCTACTTATGTAGTTACTTCTTAAGGTGAACCCTAATCTGCAAGATGAAACTATTTATATTTAAACCTCTAATAGTACAATGAAGTATAATAAAAGTTACTCTTTTATTTATCATACGGGGTTTCCATCGGTGAAAGCTCGATCATGTACTGACAACCTCAATGGTTAATAAGCCATAACTTCGAATGGTGCCCTGCAGCCTTAGTCCGATTCTATTGGACTGGGAACTGAAGTGTTTAAGGTGGGTCAAGAAGACCCGTTATTAAATAATTTATATTAAATAATAAAGCTACACAAACAAATCTAATTAAAATACTGCGACATCAAGTCGCTGCATTTGTTAAAAATGTTGGTAGCGCCTTTAACTGGGCTCGAGTCGTAAAAAGCTCGACAGCAATGATGTCTCCCCTTTTAAATATCGGGAGCATGATTGCCGGTACTAGATCGAAATCGATGGTTTTGGGATCATTGCATTTATGCCGTTTTGCTTGCAAAAAGGTCCGTAGAGAGGGATATAAGAGTTTGTCTCTTTATCTCAAAGCAAGTACTCAGTACTTGTTTGCTGTACAAAGTGGAAAACCACAATGTAATTCAGCTATTTACGGTCCTCATGTAGCATTAACGGGGGGAGGTGTACCGCGCTTCATTCCATTATTTTGGAGAAGAAAGATGTCATATCCTTGTTGAGAATTCACTTTAGTATTGTCCTTTTGCGGACTCTATCGGGTACTTGATGTACCAGGTAGAATTAACATTAAGACAATAGTACAACCAGGTATAGTGATTAAGGACTCAATCCATGAGTCAGCAAAACTATTTGGAAGTACACTTCCTAAGTGGGAAAAACGTCTATTATGAAGTCCTTCACCAATGGTTTCATCAGGTCCAGGTTCATCTGAGTTGAGAAAACAACTAAACTTAAAAAAAGTTAGTGTTAACTCACAAAGTGCGCTTGGTACCTATGCAGCTTCTATCTTAAGAATTCCGTCTCTGACAGCAGCAATGCTGAATTTGGCGGTTCATTTAAGATTAAAGAGTCAGATTAACAATATTTTTGATATTGGTAAGATGATATTGGCGGAGTTTCCTCACATAGAAAGTCTCCCTTTAGGAAAGCTGGCTACAAAAGACGAACCTAATAAAGTTAGAGTATTCGCCATTGTAGATCCAGTTACCCAGTGGTTATGTCAACCGCTTCATCGTCACTTATTCTCGGTTTTAAAAACGAGATTTAAGGGAGTGGATGCTACTTTTGATCAAGTTGCAGGAGTAGAGCGAGCTCGTTTAGCAATCAGTCAAAGCCAAAATAAAGTTTTTAGTTTTGATCTGTCTGCTGCGACGGACCGCCTACCGTTATCTATCCAAATTGAAATCCTAAATGGATTAAAAGATGGATTAGGTACTGCATGAGGTGAAGTATTAGTAGGTAGAGATTACTATCTCCCTAAACAATACCGACACTTATTTTGATCAAAGAAAGATCCCAACTACCCTAAGAGTGTTAGATATGCGGTTGGACAACCAATGGGGGCCCTATCTTCATGAGCTATGCTTGCAGTAACACACCACTTTGCTGTGGAGTATTCTGTAAAACAAGTCGTGAAGTTAGGACTTCTAAAGCTCAACAAGCCCTTTAACCAGTATATGGTTTTAGGTGATGACATTATAATATGAAACGAGATAGTAGCTAACTACTACTACAAATTCATGACTCAAGAGTTAGGAGTAAACATTAATTTATCCAAATCTCTTATTTCTAATAAAGGAGTCTTTGAGTTTGCTAAGCGTCTCGTTCATCCGGTACAAGGTATTATTTCGGCAGTTCCACTTAAAGAATTTTCTCTAGTTTCGCAAAATATTGCGGTTCTAGCAACTTTATTTTCTAATTTTAGATATAAAGTGAAAATTTCTAGTGTGTTTAGAATCTTTGGTTTTAATTATAAAGTTTTAGGTAAACTAAATTCTTTATCGTTAAAATCAAGAGCAGGGTTCCTATTACATTGGGCTTTAATGCCCAATCTTACGGATAAATCATCTCCTAATTGGGGGGATTGATTCCAAAGAAGAGGAATCGCTCCTAACACACCAGGATTCGAAGCTATATCTCGCTATACTATTATAGAAGCTTTAACGGCTTTATTATCAAAGAGTTTCTTTGATAACTATGAAGTGACGCGTCTAAATACAGCTTATATTTTTAATTTTAATCTTTTACAAAAAGATTATAAGCGTATTTTTGACAACGACGATTTTGTTAACCGTTGTGATCACTATCTAAGTATAGTATATAGAGAGGTATTGCGGAAGGCCCTAGAAGAACGAAAATTCTTCGATACTCTAGGTACTCAAGGAATCAACCTTAGTGACTCTGGAATTGACCAGTTGGTTACCTTCTTGTTGAAGGCACCAACGGCTTCTCAGGTTCTCTCAGAAGAGTTGGACACTCCACTCGGATCTGTATTAAAACTAGAGGCTGTTATACAGCGAATAGTTGTTAACAAATTAATACAAGTGAAGATGGACCCCAGCAAATTTGCAGAATCCATTAAAACTCTTGAATGAAATCATGAGACTGAGTCTCACGATGACTGAAAAGAGGTGCAATTCGTCTCAGAACAGAAATCAATTTGTGCTGACTTAGCGTCACCTAAGGATGAAACTAAATCAGTGGATTTTATTTTAGTTAATTATGAAGAACCAAAAGTTCCAAATAAACTTTTATCTAGTCTTAGAGCTTTAAAAGCTCAGACTGGAATGGAAGTTAATCCTCACCTTATTAAAGGGAAAGGAACTAAAGAAGATCCATTTGAAATAGATTAAGTTTACCTTGAATAAGTAACTTAATTATATCTGAGGTTGACTTGAGTTAAAGTCAATGAGTTAAATCATTAAATGATTTATGGGCTTTAATATAATCAGTAGAGTTCAACCGAGACCAACTTGGTCACATCAATTGATTCTATCTTTATATGTAGGTACAATTAAATACTACGAGGAGTAACCTATAGACTTGATACTCACCAAC